GTATTAAGTTTATATATTGTGTCATCAGCAGCAGCATATATTGTTGAAGTTCCTGTCTGACTTCTATATTCAGCAATAGACTTAACAATTTTATTCTGTGCTAAGTTGGTTGTTATCTGCTTGATCCCTGCCCTAGTTGTAATACGACCTCTATCGTCCAGCATAATGTTCTGAGCAGAGGTTAACCACTGATGCTCAAGAGAGCTAGGGGAAGCCTGTCTATTGAGACCATAAACTCCAATGGAATCTAGTACTAGAGGTTGTAAGGGCTGACTAGGCATACCAGACTAATTCCTCTGAGTGTCTACCAGCATCAATAGCTACTGCATCTGCAAGAGCTTGAGCATACTGATTCTGAGCCATATCTGACAAAGAGCCACCATCCTCACCACGCTCTGCAATCGCTCTAGCCCAAGCGCCGAGAACCACTACATTCTCAAGGATGGAAATATCATCCGCTGCCAGGTAGAGATCATCCTGCGGGTCTACGATATTGAAATCATAGTCATATGCAGCATCAGGAATAGGCCAAACATCAATACTCAGAACATCTGACGACACACTTCCAACGGAATAGTATGATGGTCTGCCATTGCTTGTTGATGGATACTTGGCATCCTTCATCCAAGCATAAGACACCTGACTAAGATTGGTTCCGTCATGATCTACAACATTAATGATGCGGGTTCTCTGATTTGAACCTGTAAGAGCGTATGCCTGAGTTCCAGACGAGGTTGTGATCTGCTGAGATCGACGAAGTGCTGTCCAATCCCATGAATCTTCTACTTCACGCTTAACCTCATTGACGAGATCGCAGATCAACTTCTGATAATCTGTTACCGCTGTAGAGGATTCGTAGCTTCCACTCCAATCATCCGAGATTGTAGTCTCTCGAAGTCTACGCAAAACCCTATTTACTGTATCTCTAAATGCCACTCTCTACTCCTTTAGTAGTTAGTAGCTTTGCCCATGCGGAGCTACATTTCCTACTATATTACTCATAAGTGCATGATTGTCAATGTCATTGGATCGGATCTACTTCTACAGGCTGTTCCCACTCTAGGTAGACGTGCTGATTGCTATTAGCGGCATGAATGTATGAGCCTGAGTCATGCTCAATCTGAAACTCTACACCATCCAGCCAAAAGAAATCCCCTCGCTTCAAGTCTCCAACTTCGACATGCCGCCTAGACATCAACCCCTCCTTGCTAACGTACTCCCGAAATACAACTCAAATAACATCGTCCCCCACTGGAAGAACTCCTGATAACTTGGAATCCCCTCAATCTTCACCCACTCAATTCTCTCACCGCCACCGAACAGGCCGAACAGGAATGATGGATCTTTCACGATCTGCTCTACATAGATTGGGGTGCCAGTAATCATGTATCCCACGATGGAGATCATAATGGCAATCATAACGAACCAGAGTAGCGTCCTACGACTAGCATTAGCAGCAGGGGAGTCGTACTTCCTTGCCTCTGCCGCAGCTCCCTCACGCGCTACCAGAGCCTTTAGAGCAACGTCCATGGACTCTGATTGAGCAGTGGACTTGATAGCCACCATCCGGGCAATGAAGCCTAGCCCAATATTAAGGAGGTGTGGTAGTGCTTCAATCATTCAGCCTTGCCTCCAGTAGCTCTTTGTCTGCTTTCCTCTCAAACAGTTGCCCTACAATCTTATTGGTACGATCTAGCTCTCGCTGCCAATCCTCACGACACACATAGTGGTTAGCAACGTGACGTTCTTGAGAGTCCATGCGCTTGTCGTGTTCATCAAACTTATCATCGTGACCGCCGTGCCTAGCCTCATTGCGCTTGAAGAAGTACCCAATAGGAATCACCAGTAAACCAAGCAGCCATTGTGGGTCGAACTCCATGATAGTCTCCTATATAGCGGCATCCTTATGATCCGGGAACAATCTAGGAATAGTTGGAGGCAATTCACTTAATGGCTTGTGCATCTGTAGCTCTTCGCCAACCTCAACTATCACTTTATGATCGCCCATATAAGTGGTGCAACCTGATAAAAGAGTTAGCAGAGCAGGGAGGAGAAAGATCATCCGAACGATTTTCAAGCTCTGCCAGCTCGTATTCATTTGCTCAGCTCTCTCTCAATCAACTTGTCTAACTTCTGATCAATACCTTTCATGTCGCTACGGAGTTGATCAAACATTTCTTTGGTGTCGTCTCTCTGTTGCTCAACTTTCTCTTGCAATGACTCAATCTGAATCCCTTGCTTCTCTACCTTGGTATCAATGTCACCTACATAGACAACACCGGAGACAAGGAGGATCATTGTTGTTACCATGTGTGACAGGTTGACCTTCTTATCCAAGTGCCAATGCTCTTGCGACATCTCATTATCCTTTAGTTAAATAACTACCTACTGTTGCCCAGATTGCTAACCCAACAACACCTACCAATACTGAGAGGACGAGCTGGATTAGCAGGTCAGTCATCTATTACCCTTATCGTTTTTACGCAACTAACGCCTCAACTTCACCAGCATTAACATAACCAAGTCTGTAAAGTTCACCGTTAGTATCCTCCATAAATTCATATTGATAACGCTCAGTTACAACATCATCTTGGTCTGTTACTTCTTCGACCTTGTGAGTATCATCAGTAATACCAGCATCACCATCTTCTAGCTTAGATGTCATTAACCACTGGTCTTTGTTATCTAATACATTCTGAAGGTATGCTTTAGTCTCAGCCTCAAATTCACCCATTAGGTGAGTAATGTCGTGCTTATTATTGATAGTTCTTGGAAAGTTTTTCATTGGTATGCTCCTTTAAGGGCACTAAGGTTTAAGGTTAGTTTCAAATTGTGAGTGTTCGCCCATTTGAGCCAGCCCTCGGTTGAGGCGACTGATGATCTATATTGATCCAGAGTTATTTTACCCATTGATAACAGATCAGGAAGTGCTTTTAGTCTTTTAGCTACTCGTTTGGCTGTACCTTTTCTGAGTAGAACCTTATTAGGGAAGTGTCGGTATCCTAAAAAATCCACCCCTTGTGTCACTGGGAATATAGACCACCGAGAGAACTTTAGAAGTAATCTTTGCCACAAATAGGTCTCTATCCAGCTCTTTAGGTTATGCAGTCTTGGTTTGTAATTGCTAAACATCACAAAATCATCGCAATAACGAATCAGGGTCTTTACTTTATGCTTCTGTTTTAGCTCACGATCCAACTCATTCATATAGAGATTGCCAAACCATTGAGAGGTGTAATTACCGATCGGTGTATTCTTCCCTCCATCAAATGACCGCACAATATCTTCAAGCAAAGTTAATGTAGACTGGCATTTAATCTTCTGTTCTACGATTCCCATTAGAATGTTATGGTCGATAGAGGGGTAGAACTTGCTAATATCACACTTCAAACAATACTTGTAATTACGCACATGGTTCATCGTTTTTCTACTAGCTTCATGCATCCCTTTACCTTTACGGCAAGCGTAGGAGTCATGGATCATTATGCTATCCCAGATAGGCTCAACAACCTGTAAGAGTGCGTGCTGTACGATACGATCCGGATAGAAAGGTAAGATGTAAATCTCACGCTTTTTAGGTTCATAAATAGTTTTAGATCGGTATTCTGATGTAGTGAACTCACCTTTACAAAGCATCTTCTGAAGCCTTAGTAAATTGCCCTCCGTGTCTTTTTCAAAATCTAAGATACCTTTCTGCCACGACTTCCCCTTGCGAGCCTTGCGATACGCTTTATAGAGATTATCTGGCTCTACAATCTTGCTCCAAAGATTGCCGTGACGCTTCATATTGTTAAACCTCCTGCGAGGACTTTCGGTTTCCCTACTAGCCCCAGAGGAGCGGTCGCTGTGTATTTTGCTGTCATCTCTTTCAAGAATCGCAACAAGGTAAAGGAATCAGCCAACAGACCGTTTAGCCCCGCAACTAGAGGTATATCTTTATTGCCCGATGTAGCCGTAAACTCACGAGTGGATTTGTTCGAATTCAGATTAAGTGGAGAATTGTTGAAATTAGCCGTACGAACACTACATTTCGAACTGTTATTCCAATTACTGCCTAGTTTCACTCGAAACATCCCTCTACCCTATTCATCATTATAATGAATCCTTTATAATTTAATTAAAGTCTATTGGCTGCGGACTCCGCAAACCCACGAGCGGAGCTGTTCGAAGTCAGAGCAAGCGGAGAATTGCCGAAATAAGCCGCACGAACACCACACGCCGAACCGTCAGCCCAACCACTGCCCAGTAACACCCTATCAGGTGCTTCATAGTATTGACCCTTGCCGATGCTATTAGCACCGTCATAAGTAGTACCATCCGAAGCCGTATCTGATACTGCCCAAGAACTACCGCTGTGGTCATCTGCTGAAGTATCTTGACCCCATTGCCAATAAGCACCCGCCATATCTTCACAACCGATATTAGAAATCATTCTACGACCAGCTGTATCAGAGTGACCACCAGCTGTACCAGGGTCACTAGAACCTGAAATATTAGTCTCGTTGTTAGAGCCTTCTGCCGCTGACATAAACTCAGATTGGAACGGTAGTTTCTTACCAATCTCTGCTAATCTTTCCGCAAAGT